GTTCCCCGCACCGGAGCGCCCTATGTTCCTTGACGAGATCAAGGACAAGGCAGACATGACTCCCGAGCAGGAGATCATCTTCACGCAGTGGAAACGGGAGCGCGCCGAGTGGCACGTCCAGATGAAGCTGCGCGGCACGAAGTGGGGCCGCTTCTTCACCGCTACCCGCATGGCCCGCAAGTTCAAGGAATTCAATGCGATCTACTTCACCTACTTCATCGACTTCCGGGGCCGCAAGTACGCCCTTACCACGGGTATCTCCCCGCAGGGCAGCGACATGCAGAAGTCTCTTCTCCGCTTTGCTCAAGGCAAACCGCTCTCTTCTCCAGAAGCAGAGGAATGGTTTCTCTGCGCTGGCGCAAACCGCTTCGGGGTCGATAAAGTCAGCCTCGCTGATCGGGTACGTTGGGTCAAGGAGCATCACGAGCAGATCATTAGCTTTGCTAGTGACCCGATCACAAACAACGCGTGGAGAGAGGCTGACAGCCCATTCCAGTTCCTCGCGTGGTGTTTCGAGTATGCGGATTACGTGGCCCTTGGCATTGATCGGTTCGTATCCTACCTACCTATCGGGATGGATGGCTCGTGCAACGGCCTCCAGAATTTCTCAGCTATGCTCCGTGACGAGGTTGGTGGACTGGCAACTAACCTTGTACCGGGACACATCCCGCAGGACATTTACGCTAGGGTTGCAGCCGTCACGATGGCTTCCCTCGCTGCTGGAAGAAGCAAGGATGATCCAGAAGCAGCGGACAAGTACAAGCCGCGCTGGGTAGCACATGGTATTAATCGGAGCTTGGTCAAACGTAGCGTAATGACGCTGCCGTATGGCAGCACACGATTCTCCTGTGCCGACTTCATTGTAGGCGACTACATGAAGCAGGGTAAGGTACCTGTGTTCGCCAAGTTCGAGTATGGCCCTGCCGCTACCTTCCTGTCGCACCATGTGTGGGACTCGATTGGTCAGGTTGTAGTCAAGGCCCGTGAAGCTATGGACTGGTTGCAGAAGTGCGCAGGGGTTCTCATTAAGAAGGGAGAGACTTCTATCAGTTGGGTTAGCCCTAGTGGCTTCCCTGCTATCCAGTCGTATTATAAGACTGAGGTACATCGTATCAATACTATGCTGTGTGGTGGCACCAAGCTGCGGTTGCCTTCTGAGACTGATGAGCCTGATCTGCATCGTCATAAGAACGGGATTGCTCCTAACTTCATTCACAGTATGGATGCTGCACACCTGACCCTCACTGTCGCTGCCTGTGCTTCGCCTTCCTCTCGGATAGATGCGCTGGCAATGATTCACGATGACTACGGCACACACGCCGCTGATTGTCCTGAGCTTGCCCGCATCTTGCGTGAGGTATTCATCAAGATGTACACCGACCACGACCCGCTACAAGAGCTGGTTGACCGGTATCCGTGCCTGCCGCCGCCGCCGAAGCGCGGCACCCTGGTGCTGGAAGATGTGATGAACTCGGTTTATTTCTTCCGGTAAACATTGTATTGTTCCATATACGGTACTGAAAGCCTTCGGGTACTTTTGGTACCCTATATGGAACAGAAAACGTGGAGTCCTAAATGACTGAAAAAACTACCCCTGTCGAGCACATCCGACGCTTGACCACCGAAGACTACGCGGAGTTGGAGAAGACCATCCCCGGCTATGGCGGGCCTGTTGTGCTGCAAGGCACGACTGAGCTTCAGGCTGGCTTTATGCTCGGCGTTCAAGCTGTGCTTGCCAAGCTGCGGGAAGGCTATGTCGTCCGTTCCAGTTAAGCAGTACCCATTCACTGACGCCGAGGCCCAGCTAATCTCGGATGTCATGAGGGCATACGCCTCTCGTATCTCCCACTACGCTAATAAGCAGTGGTTCAAGGGAGTTGATCTGGAATATGTCCTCGCCCAAATTCTCTGCGGACGTGTACACGCCGCGCTGCTGCCGCACTACCTCGTCGTCTTCGACCTGGGCCAAGTGTGGTACAACAAGACCCTGCTATGCGTCGAAGAAAAGCTAGTCCTCGCCGTATCCCCAGGTGGGCAACTCCGTGAGGTCACAGACTTCCTCGAATACATAGCTAGGGTGAACGACGCGACCCTCGTTGGCGTAGGCACAGCGCTTGCCCATGATGATCGCGCCCTTTCCCGCATGTACTCGCGCCTTGGCTATCAGCCCAGCGGAGTCACCCTCACCAAACGCATATAGGAGCTACCATGGGCGGCGTATTCAAGTCCGTAACGAACCCCATTACCAAGCTGATCGGCTTCGATCAGAACGCCATCGCTGATGCAGCCAACCAGCAGGCCGAGGCCACGCGACAGGCGGCGCAGAACACTGCGAACGCCAACCGCGAGGCTGCCGTGCAGGCGCAGAAGACGATGGAAACCCAACTGGCGCAGCAGCGCGCCGCTGAAGCAGCACAGAACACCTTGAATGTCCCGGTCGGGCAGGCAGAGGTGGCGGTCGGTGAGTCCACGGACACCATCGACAGCACCACCGGCAAGCGCACCAAGCCGCGTGACGCCTTCAGCCAAGCAGGCATCAAGATTTAATGCGACACTCCACTGCCTCCGGGCGGTGGACCCAGCTCAATGGTATGCGGCAGGGATTAATCACCCGCTGCGAGGGCTACTCCGGCCTCACCATTCGAAAGCTGTGTCTCCCTGACGGATACGACCAGAACTCAAGCGACCTGCAACACGACTGGCAGTCAGTCGGAGCGCAGGCAGTCAACCACCTCGCCAACAAAATGATGTTGGCACTATTCGCACCATCCCGCCCGTTCTTCAAACTGGACCCTACGCCAGAACTGAAGAAAGACCTGGAGGCAGTCAACTCCAGCGCGTCCGACTTGACCGACGCCCTCGCTGAAGGCGAGCGTCAGGCCATCAAAGAGTTGGACCAGACATCATCCCGTCCCAAGCTGTACGAAGTCCTGAAGCACCTGATCGTTACCGGCAACGTCCTGTTGTGCCTGCACGAAGACATGCGTGTCATGGGCATCAAGACCTTCTGCGTGAAGCGCAATGCCGAAGGCAAGGTCATGGAAATCCTCATCCGCGAGAAGCTGTGCTTCGATGAGCTGGACCCGAAGGCCCAGGCCGAGGTCGGCCCGTGGACTAGCGCGGCCAGCCAGCCGGACCACAAGGTCTGCCTGTTCAAGTGGTTCCGTCGCCAGCCTAATGGCAAGTTCCTGATGGACACCTGGGTCGATGACCGCAAGCTGTCCCGTGACTTCTCGGGCGCGTGGCCGGAAGAGAAGCTGCCCTACCGCGTCCTGACCTGGGACTTGGCAGACGACAGCGATTATGGCACCGGCCTCGTGGAGGATTACAGCGGCGACTTCCAAGCACTGTCTGCCCTATCCGAAGCTGAGATCACTGCGGCCATCCTCGCCTCCGAGTACCGCTGGCTGGTGAACCCGGCTGGCATGACCAAGGCGGAGGACTTCGCCAAAGCCTCGAACGGCGCAGCCATCCCCGGCCAGGAGAAGGACATCAGCATCATCCAGGCCAATAAGGGTGGCGACCTTCAGACAATCGGCACGATTGGTGAGCGCTACGTTCGCCGCATCGGGCAGGGCTTCCTGCTAGGCTCCGCTGTAACGCGGGAGGCCGAGCGTGTGACGGCCCTGGAAATCCAGATGCAGGCACAGGAGCTGGAGACCTCCCTCGGTGGCGCGTATTCGCGCATAGCCGTTGACCTCCAGAAGCCCATCGCCGTATGGCTGCTGGCGCGCATCAAGTTCTCCTACAACGGAAAGCAGCTCGTCCCGATCATCATCACAGGTCTGGACGCGCTGTCCCGCAACGGGGACTTGGACGCCCTGCGCCTCTTCCTCGCTGACGTAGCACAAGTTACCTCGCTGCCTCCCCAGGTGGCTGCCTATCTGAAGAAGACCGCGATCTTCTCCGCTATGGCAGCAGGCCGTGGACTCAAGGCATCGGACTTCGTGTACACGGAGGAGGAAGTAACGCAGATGCAGCAACAAGCACAGCAGCAAGCCATGCAGCAGCAGGCAGCCCAAATCGGGATGCAGGCCGCTGTTGACCAACAAGCACAAGGACAAGCACAATGACCACTGAAGCAACCGAAGTAGCAGGCCAGGAGGCCGCACAAGCCGCAGCAGCCGCTGCCGCCGCAACTGCTGGCAAACCCGCAAACCCTGCCGCACCGGCTGCCCCAGCGGCGGGTGCAGCTACAACCGACGCGGGCGATGGCATCGTCCCGGTTGAGTACGCACCCATCGAGGATGATCCGGGCCTGAGCATGGCCTTGCAGTTCATCGGCAAGATGGGCATCGGCCCGGACTCGCCGGAGCTGCAAGCCGCCCTGAAGGGTGACTTCGGCTTCCTCGAAGCCAAGCTCGCCAGCCTCGGCCCGAAAGCCCAGGGCTGGGAGCAGTACCTGAAGCTGGGCAAGGACAGCTACAACAAGCATGTCGAATCCACTGCCAAGTCGCAGGAAGCCACCCGCGCTGCCGTTGAGCAGGTTGCCGGTGGCCCCGAGCAATGGAAGGCCGTCGAGGATTGGGCGCGCGCCAACGCTGACGAGGCCGAGAAGGCCGAGTTGAACAAGGCTTTCCAATCCGGTGGACTGCAGGCCAAGATGGCTGCCAACTACCTGTGCTCCCTGTACGCCGCCGCAAGTGGCACCGTGGTGGAGCCGAAGAACGCCGCCGCACCGAACGTCCCCGCTAACGGCGGTGGATTTGGCGCTGGTGCGCCGATGTCCCCGCAGCAGTTCCAACAGGCTGTTGCACAACTGACCAAGACCAAGGGCATGGCTGCGATGAACAGCCCCGAGTATGACGCCCTCGTCGCCCGCCGCCAAGCGTTTCGCGGCTAATACAACCAAGAAGGAGTAGTACCTTATGTCTCTCGACAGTTTCGTCGTACAAACCCCCAATAAGGGCGTTGGTCAGACCGCTGACAACCTGATCGTTGAACAGTTCACCGGCATGGTGCAAGGCACCCTGGACCGTATGTCCGCATACGAGGGCCTGGTTGACTTCAAGAAGATCAGCGGCACCGACACCATCACCTCGAACGCCATCGGCGAATCGACCATCGGCAAGCTGGCCTCCGGCGTGACCCCGAACGGTACCAACAACCAGTACGGCAAGATCAAGCTGACCGTGGATACCCCGCTGTTCGCCCGTGCGACCTTCACCCTGATCGACGTGTGGCGCACCTCGTTCGACGCCCGCAAGGCCGTCGCACTGGAGCAAGGCAAGAAGCTGGCGAAGCAGCGCGATCTGGCGATCTCGACTATCGCCGTGAAGGCTGGCCTCGCCACCCAATCGGCCTACGCCAACGGTGTAGCTGGCGCACCTGCCGGTCACTTCGGCGGCTCGCAAGTCGCGCTGGGTTCCGCAGGTGCCAAGTCCGACCCGGCTGCGCTGTACGCTTCCATAGCTGCGCTGTTCACTCAGATGGAGCTGAAGGACGTGGACCCGCGTAACGATGGCGTGATCCTGACCATGGGTCCGGCAGAGTTCTACACCCTGGCCCAGGCCGAGCAGCTCATCAACACCACCTACA